ATGTAGCCAGCCAATCGTTCTCATTCCTTGTGAAGCCTACCGATTACCCATACTACCAAATCAAATACGTTGGGACGGGAACAATGGCCGCTTCATTCAATACGAAATTGTATTACAGGCCTGTGAATTAAGTGAGTTAGTTTTTTAGGTTGGTAAGCCCTTTGTAGAAATGCAAGGGTTTTTTTATTTGTTCAAATGTTTCTCAGCGTGGCGGCGTCCGTATCTAATCGGGTCAATAACATCGTCATACGCCTTTATCACTTCATCATCAACAACGCCCAATCTATCATTGGCGTAGGCATAGTTCTTAAATTCCAAATCAATCCCGTCTGATTCCTCGGTATAAATAACTTCGGTTGAGTGCAGCAAGGATATTCCAGCCATAACCGATCCTTTTGGCTTATCAATACCATAAGCGTATTCCCAACCGTGTGCGCGCAAAAGCATAATATTATCAGGCACAGCCGAATCACAAACGCAATAGGCGTTCTTTGGTATTCCCAACTTTTTGAAAGTGTGTATAATAATGCCCCCGTTATCTTTAATATCCGATTGCTCTTGGCTGCTTAATTTAGATAATAGCTCAACTTCGGAAAAGTAGTTTCGTTGGTGACAGTACAACCGATTATTGTATTTGTCGAATTTCATTTCAACGATACCGAACTTGTGGTTTTTACCCCAGTCAACCCCAAAGAATGATTGTAGGTTAAGAGAAATGAAGTCAGCGTATTTGTTACGTTTCCAGTCATTGAAAACCCGACCCTCAACAGCTTCAGTCCAACCTCCCATTACAATTTGTTCGTACTTGTCGGGGTCTTCTAATTTCAATCGTTGGTAGTAAGCAAGAATATTATCGGCAATGTATTCTTTTGGAACGTCTAAATACGATGTGTGAATGTACATTACATTCCCCGCCACCGTATTGCTGCCGCCTGGAATATTTCTTGCGGAAAAGAATTCGCGGTAAATCCAATGGTGAACGCTCGCTGGGTTCAATATCAATATTGTCAGGTTTCGCTTATCCTTGCTCCTGATTGATAAGAATACCTTTTCGTAGGTTTCATAATCAGGTGTTTCTTCAGCCTCGTCAATGACAAACATATTAAAACCGAATAGAGACTTAAGATTAGCTGTTTGTTGCTTGCTTCCAGTCTTTAGCCCTTTGAACGCTATTCGATTGCCTAGTCGCTCGATATGGCTTGTGGTAGACGTTACGAAGTCGGTTAACCCTAGCAATTCTATTTTATCATCAACTTCGGGTTTAATCGAATCGACAATAGAAACGTTGGTAAATCTTGTGTAAAGAATATTCCAAAAGTGGTAGACTAATGCGGTTAGCGATAAAACAGCGATAACGAAAGACTTTGCGCTACCACGACCGCCAGTTAGTATGACGGTATCTACTTCGGGATATTCGCCTTTTAGTAGCGCGAATAGTGGTTTATACTTTTTTGAGAATTTCATTATTCATCAGCATCGACGAAAGTGATTTGGGGGGGGAGCGTTCCTTCCAACTTCTTGCCTTTACTTGTCATATCCTGCCTATCAGTCCAATTGTGGTTTGACTTGAGATTAACGATGGCAATGGCAGTATTTATTTTCCCTTTTTTACCGTTACGGAAACAATTTACCTCGCAATTGTTTTTTATCCGTTTTTTGTATTTTTTAAGTTCGGGGAATTTTTTAATAATGTAGTCGAATACGCCTTTATCTTGATCCATATCCTTTGCAACCTCACCGATAAAATCATAGTCATCTGATTTGGACTTTTCAACCGAATCAATCATAAATTGTTCTGCCGTTTCCTTATCCCAAATTTCCGCATTCTTATTATCCTCCGGTGCTCCTGCTGTTGCCATACCCCCAAAATTACAATAATTTTTTTACTGTGCAAGCCCCTCCTCCTGTTTTCTTTCAATAAACACCCCCTCACAGCAAATAATCTCAAACGCTGTAACTGTGTACGGCCACTTAGGAGAATGTTCTAGGCGTATACCGGATATGTATGCGGGCTTTCCGAGGTGGGTTGTTGGGGTTGCTTGCGGTGGGGTTGGATGGGTCATAGTCTACTAAATTGTTTTTCTGTTAATACTAATACTTCTAAATTGTCTATAAATTGAATCTTTCGTTGCGCCTCGGAAACTACAACAAAGTTGCGTCCGAGTTGCGATGTAAGTACCGCCTTGTCTTTAAATACCAAATCCCGATAAAACTCAATGAAGCCGTCGAAATCTTTTGCAATGGTGTAAATACCGCCAGCATCTTCAATAGCTTTCTGATAGTCTTTCTGGTCATCGGATTGACTATCCCTGCCTATCTTGACTTCAATCTTAACTGACATTCCGTAAATTACTGAAGATATATCTGCGGTTCCATTCGTTGCGGTTCCTGGAATATACTTCTTTGAGCCTATTGTACGCTTACGTCCCAACACGTCCTCAACGACTTTAGTATTATCAATCTGTCTACCCATTGAATTAATCCGCTCGGCTTGGTGTCCTGTAAAATTCAAGAACTCTTTGATACACTTGGTTAGTCCGTTGGCGGTTGTGTCTGAATATTTGCGTTCGGGTAAGGCATAAGTCGGAAAAGTTGGATAGGACGCCCGAAGGTCTTTCATGTATAGTCGAGTGAGTATTTCTTTGTTTAGTTTAAGCATACTGTGAATAGTTTTGATCTGGTGATGAATACGTGTTCTATGTCGAAATATAGTTGCATTGGCATTTTGCCGTTGATGAATAGTTCGGTTTGGTGGTCAAATGATATTTGAAGCAAGTTGTACATCATTTTTACTGTGAACTGGTGTGAAGTCATTTCACACCTAATTTCACACCTACTTTTCAATTATATAAAGGCTTTACAATGAATTTAGGTGTGAAGTTCACAGTAAAACGATATTTTATTTTTATTTTTTAAATAATATTTTTTTATTTTCTTGGTGTGAAGTGTGAAATTTCACACCTAATCAGGTACAAAGCCCCGTTATTATTGATTTTTAGGTGTGAAGTCCTTGCATTTTCATTTCACACCTAATTTCACACCTTTAGTTGGTTTATTATGTTTATTAGCTGCCTTCTTGATATTCCAATTATTTCAGCTGCCTTACTCCTGTTAAAGTCAGGATTTTCGTCGTACATAGCCTTTACTTTGTCAAGTGTAGTTTTACCTGTCTTAGACGTTTCTTTCAATACAGCGGCTTCTACAGCTGTAATTTTAACCTTTTTAGCCATAGCGATAAAATACTTACTTAGTCTTATTGCGGACTGGAAAGACTTTTCACTTATAAGCAACGTATTTCCTCCGATACCGTCATTAAAAAACTCGTCAAAAACGTGGATTAAAAGAGCAAAACGTGGAATGTAGTTTTTTTGCTTTGGGTACATAGACTTCAAGTACTCGTTTTCATCGTCGTTGTTTTGGATGTCGGTATAATTATCGTAAATACTTATCCATAGTTGCTCGGCCTCTTTTGATAATTTAGCTTGCAAAGGAATTATCTCGTCCTCGTCATCTCGCTTTATTTTAGCCCGTAAAGTATCAAAAAACAATACGATGTTTTCCTTGTACCAATCCAAAACGTCCTCGTCCATTTCGTTCGCATTATATTTTTCAACTTTCGCGTCTGGATAAGACAAAAGCAAACGATCCATAAAACCGTTGTCCTTGTTTTCATCGGTATAGAAGTTGTTGAAAATGCTCGGCTGTATTCCTCCAAGAACTGGAATAAATGGATGTTCAATAAAAGAACCCCTTCTACTCATACGGTTAATGTTTAGCGGCTCTCCGTTCCAGTTTGATAGCCATGATTCTAAATCAGAACCAGCCCGATATTTATTCATGTCCTTCATCCATCCAGCCAACTCATCTTTAAAAACACCTACCGAATTATCGCTTTCTTGATGCAAATCCATTAAAGCCTCAAGCGTAATGTCGTTGGCTATAAACTGTTTTTTTTTCGGCTTTTTAACTTCAGGGTAATCGGCTTTTTCTTTTTCCTTTAGGTTGTCGTAAAACTCAAACTTATCAAGTTCTTTTAAATACCTTTTTATTTCCCTAGAGTTTATTTTCTTTAGTGGAAAAATAATATTATTGATGCTTGGTGTTTTTCCTATACCGGCACGGCCAACGACTGCAATCCAAACATTAGCCTTTCCAATCCAACCAACCCTGCTTTGAACCTCGATTGAATTTCCAACACAAACCGAAATAAGCCACAAAAGAGAGCACCCCATAAAATCCACGTTACCGTCTAATTTTGCGTTGCACTCTAAAATATAAGATTGTATCGGTTTCGGGAAAATATCAATAGGAAACTCTAAATCCGATTTGTCGAAGTTGTACTCTTTTATTAACTCAGAATTTTTTGGTAGTGACTTTTCTTTTTCGTGAATTATCTTTTGAACTCGTGAACCGAAGCCTTTTGAGTAAAGGTCTTTAGCTGCCGCCGAAAAATCTGAAGCGTGAAACTTTATAGCGTAAGCCATAAACGGGGTAATCAGTTTTTCGTGTGGGTAGCTTGTTCCTGTGCTAAATAGAAACAAACATCCACTATCTTTAAAAACATAGCCTGAATGCGGCGATGTCCCTCCAAAACGCTTTACCAGCGTAAACTTGCTTTTTACGCCGCCGCGAGGTATTGAAAATTCATCGGCAATCAACTCTAAAATGTCGGTCTTTTCGTTGTAGTCCTGCCATGGTGTAGTTTCGCCTTCTTGGTATTCAGTTTTCTTTTTTACTGGCTCCTGTGGTAATTCGTCAATGTGGTTGTACATCCTGGAAAAACTCATTATAATTTCTCGGTCTTGATCTGAAATAAAATCAATATCGAAATATGACTTTTTACCAACCTTGTTTTCTGGATACGTAAAAATATAACCGCCTATACCTCGAGTTTCAATTACGGCTTCTTTGTGTCCTTTTAATTTCGCCAGCTTAAGATTTCCTTCAACGCGCTTCGTTTTGTAAAGCAAATGATAACCAGCGTTCTTGGTTTTGTAGATAACAATCTTTTCGTCAAAGTCTAAAATGTTATCACGCAGGTGCTCAATGTATTCCTCCCAAAATTCCTTTTGCTCGACCGCTGTTGAAAATACTTTTAAATCTACGTCAACGCACTCAAGAAAATCAAAACCCGTAACTATCCCAAAGTTATCGGTTGCAGGAATTTCGTCACCGTCTTTTTTAAATATACCTCCCTTGTAATTGTAGTTCTTTATAAATTCCGTCCACTTTGGTTTTTCTGACTGCGCCGACTTCCATGGAAAGTTTGGAACCTTGTTAGCCGAAACGGTTATGAGTGAAAAATTTTCGTGGAATTTGTTTAGTTTGTTTTCTTCAATCATGATGCAGTACTTAGGAATTCATAAAAAAACATTTCTTTATTTTTCCCAACGAACTGGAATAGTGCGTCGCCTCCGTCCTTGTACGGTATTAAAGCTAATACCTCGATTACGTTTTCTGTTTCGTAATCTGATTTTACCTTGTTGAATAAGTCCTTGTGGATTTGCGCAGACGTTTTGTAGTAACTTGGATTGTTACCCTTAAAAATAGACTCGAAGTAAGCCTTATTTGTAATGAATACTTTCATAAATAAATAAAATTTAAAAACCTACAATCGTTTGGCTGTTGTGGAGAACGCCGCCCGATTATAGGTTTAATTTTTTCAATTGCTAATTAGTCTCCACTCCAATTAACTAAACACAATATTACGAAACCTCACGCACATATCCAAACAAAACGCCGTCTATTTCGCACCCGTATTGAAAAATCGTTATGGATTAGTGAGAGGGGTGTCATTGTGTTTTGCGCCTCAATTGCTTCTTAGCTTCGGCATCACACCACTCGTTTACATAGCTTCTTGCGTCATTGGTTCCTGAATGAGCTTTGACGTGACGAAACTCTATAATGGGTTTGCTTTTGCCAGCGTTTTTGGTTTCGTGGTATATTTTGCGAAGTTTTCCCCATTGCGGCTTGTTATAGCCAGCATACCTGTTAATATGGGTTTTGTCGTTCGTGAGTATTGCAATTGCATTTAGTGAATCAGTATTTACAATCACTTTTGATATTCCGCTATGGGCAAGCAATATTACTTTCAATGAATTGATAATACACTTTGCCTCCGCATCGTCAGGGCTTATACATTTTGTTCTGAAAACGCCGCTTTTGGTAATTTTAAAATCGTTGCATATTGCCCAAAAGGCAAAGGCACCGTATTTTAATTTCGGGTGAAAACTTGCGTCTGTGTTTATCGTTACTAGCATTTTTTCTTATTAGTTTTAACCAATCGATTGCCCATACTCGGGATATTGTTATAACCTGGATTCATTTTGCTGGGCATAATTACGCAGCCGGTCGCCATGAAGTATTTATGAACTTTGACAACGTACTTATAGCTAATGTCTAGGTCGTTCGCGATTTCCTTAACTGTTTTGACTTTGTGAAAGTGCGCAATGTATTGGGTTGTGAGTAGGCGTGTTAGTGACATAATTGTGGTTTAAAAAACCCGCTTTTGACGGCGGGTTGTTAGATTAAAAGCTGCTATCGACTTCGATTTTCCAACCTTGAGCGGATAGGTAGTGTTTCCCGTTGTACTCAGAACCCCGCAAATTTATGTCAACCTTGACGTTTTGACCGACTGTGATTGAATCGAGTTTGTCTACTTTATCCTGCACGAATTCCACTGGCAGCTTTTGGCTATACTGCTCTGCTGTTTCAATTACGATTAGACGCTTACGGAATCCGCTGGTTCCTACTGTTTCTGTTTCGCCAACTAAATGGACTTTTCCTGTGATTTGCATATTTAAAATTTTAATGTTTCGAGTGATTGTTTAATTTGTTCCTGTAATTCTAATTCAGCAGCCTTAGCCATTTTCACAGCGTCGTTTACCGTTACCATAACAGGACGCGCTTTGGTTCCGATATTCACTTCGCTTGTGCGCGTCAATTCCTTAACAAATAGCGGCTTTAATTTAAACTCGGGGCGATAAGATGCAAAATAGTGCCGTTGCATTTTAGGATTAACCGTAAAGTAGTGAATTGATTGATGAATGTTGTCGAGTGGTATTTCGTCAGCCAAGCACGTCGCAATATGTCGTTTTGCAGCAGGACACTTAATTTCTGCTGTAACATCCTGCGCTGCGCTTATTCCGTCAACCGATATACCTAATAATGGATTCTCAGTTGATTGAAGCCAACCGCATTGATGCAGCTCGATTCCTAGGTACTCGGATAATGCAGCACGTGCGTAAGGCTCCATTTCATTGCCGCGTATCATGTCGTCACTTGCGTAACCCTCATAATCCATATCAAAAGGCTCGGTAATTTCCGCAAGCAATTCAATAAGCAAGGTGTCGGATTTCACGAATAGCCCTTTAGACCGAGTGCCGCCAATCATTGCCCACTTAAGCCGAAACCACTCCTCGGTCTGTTGGTCAATTCCGTAGTGCGCTATCATTTCAATATTGCTTTAAGGCGGTCTTTCTCAGCGATAACCGTTGGTAGTGCTTGCTCGGGTTGGGTGAGTTTGCTCCAATTGGCTTGGAGTTCGGCAAGTGTAGTTGATGCTGCGAGTGTTGCGATTGCCGACTTATCCGAGGTTGTGTTGGGCGCAATATACCTCTTAAACCTTGCAACGTGGCCGTGACGTTTGTCTGGACAAGCATAAAGAACAAAAGGTTTTGTTGTGTCGAAGTCATCAATAAATAATGAATCCCCGCCAATCTCTTTCGATAAAAATGATCCGTTTGCAACGTTCAACAAAGCGGGTTTGTAAATAGGTTTTCCGCTTGGATATTCCTTTAACCAAACAGCGGTTTTATCAACCTCTTTTTGCAGTTTCTGGTCAAAGGCCGGTGAATCTTCCCACTTCGACAAAGTTACGACCATTTCTTTTTTAAGCCCTTTGTTCATTTCTTCGCCAAGCAATAAATCTTCGCCTGATATGTAACGCTTATCTAGGTTTTTGCGCCACGGTGTTTTTTCGGTTGGTTCCATGATATTTGATTTGATTTAAATATTCTTTTTTTATGTGAGGCTTAATTAAATTGTAGTACTTCAAATCGACTTCGTGACAATATCTATTTCCTTTGGATGCGTTTTCTGAAGCGGGAAGGATTTGCAGGTTGTTAAGAGAAAATATTATTTTCATTTCCGTCCCTTGCACAAACCAGCTAATAGGTATTTTGTGATCGATTTGCTCTCCTAATTCTGGAGCTCTGCCCAACGTTTCAATTAAATCTGAAAAGTTATAGCCCAAGTATTCAAAAGTTTTTTTACTGGTGTCCTTTAGCATTCTTTTTACCAAAGTCCTGAATGATGACAGATTTCTAAGGTATGGAAACTCTATTTTTCTTTTTCTTAAGTATAGCTTATTTCTGAGTAAGATTTTCGGCTTATTTTTTTCGTAGTACTCTTTTCTTTTTACAAGAATAGCCGCTTTGTTTTTTTGGTAGTCTATTTTAGACTTTTCTATTTTACCATCCTTTATTTTAAGATAAATAGAGTTGTAGTATTCATTTGTGCATTTTTTACACCTAGGCTTATATCCGTTTTTTGCCCTAGCTTCTTTACCGAAGAAAATAAAATCTTTTACTTCTCCGCATTTATTGCATTTTTTCATATAGCAAAGATATTAAAAAGCACTTGAATAAAAAAACTAAATTAACGTTTTTTCCAATGGGTTAATGTTTCCATAATCTTTAATTTAAATTGGGTTTAATAATTATAAATCTTACAATCGTTCTGCTGCATCCAATACACCGCATAGTCATAAGCCTTAATAAGCAAAGCCATTTGACGAAATCCGCGCGGTGGTGCAATTTGAACTTCTTTGTTTTTCTTGATGTGAATGTACACTTGTAGTATAGCAATCATTTCTTCTGGCGTTTTCATGGGCGTGTTTTAGGTTCAACAACTTCATAATCCACTTCTAATTCACTAATCGGCTTTAAAAAATCAGGGTTGCTAATCACAGCCCTTTTAGCCGCTTGGTTGGCTTTAGTCTCGATGACTTGCAGCGAGTTCTCTAATTCCTGCACAACGTCGTTTAAACGTCCTATTTCAGCAGTCAGCGCCTCAATCCGTTGCGCTTGGTATTGTTCTATTTGGGTGGGTTGTTGGGTCATGGTGTTAATAGTTAGCGTGAGATTTCAATTATAGCGTCAGGATTTGCAATACAGGCGTTAAGATATTTCTCAACGAACGGCACAAAATCTTCATACATTCCCCAACCGTTTGAGGAATTGAACTGCTCAAAGTATTCAGGACGCGCTTTTAAATCAGCAAGCCCAGTTTTAAGGATGTCGATTATATCTGCCGCCTTTTCTTTTCCGATTTCTTCTGGCCTCCAAAGCGCGTAATATATCCCCGCTTTATCTGCCATTTCTCCGAGGTTATGGGTAATATTTGAATTGTAAATATATTCAGATTCAAACTCTACTTCCTCAACATCGCTGTTGGGATATTTCTCACGAACTTCACCTATTGTTAGGTCGCGCCTGTTTCCGTTTTCTTTTATAAAAACTCCGGTTCCTTTAGTGGAAATTGGATTTATAACCACAAGCATTACGTCTAAACTCATAACCTTAATTTATCAAATTAAACAATTCCCCTTTCAAGTCTAAATATCGCTTCCCATCGTTTAGAGTTGCGCCTAACATCCCGCCACAGTATTACCGCTAAACATCGGGTCTGTTAAAGACCTCATAAGCGCAGCCGACATTGTAATTGGTCGAACTGTTTTAGGCGGTGCCGTACGAAGTTGTTCTTTTCGGATTTCAAATCGTATCTTACCCAATACCATAAAGTATTTATCTGGTTTTGTGCGTACCCATCCGTGGATGCTATTGCCATCAATCAGGCGTTCGCGTCTTTCTTCAAGTTGTTGTAGTCTAGTCATAACTCTAAATTATTAAATTAAAAAAAGCCCGCCGATCTAGCGGATGTTGGTGGTTAGTATTTTACTGAGATTGAGTTTTAGCGCCTTGCTAATCTCAACGGCTTTTTCAAACTTCATAGATTGCCCATTTTCCCAGTCGTAAAATGTAGCCAATCTAATCCCTGTTATTTTTGACATTTCGGCTTTGCTGTGCGTTTGCTCGAAAACTTTAAGTAGTTGTTGGGTTGTCATAATTAATCTCCGTTGTATAGTCCTCTTCCGTAATACGATTCAGCTCCTGACAAATTAACTGGGATTGTTTTAGAAACCATTTCCAAAACCCTTTCAATAGACCCCGAAGTACAATTTGCTTTTTTGTAGTTTGCGATTCTCATTCCGTTGAATGATGTACTGATGAAAATTTCAACCTCGTTTTTGAATGCGTCCCAAGCTGTTTTCAAAGCATTAGAAAAACTCATTCCGGTTCCTTTTGAAAGTTTCCAAGCGTTTTTAAAGATTTGTGATTTCATAA